ATGACGCTTTCGAATTCCTTTCTATTTCCCGGGCCTGGGACTCGACGTCGAAGTCCAGCTTCAGCTGGCCGTCGTCCTCAAACCAGGCATTCGCCACAGCTGTTTTCTTGATGGAGCCTGACACTTTCACACAGACTTTCTGTTCCCCGTCAGGGATTTTGACACTGATGGAGAGGCTGAAATCGGATTCGTCTTCCGCCGCCTGGCGCCTGATGTCTTCGTAGTCGTCGAATTCATCAAAGGCCATGCGGACGGCTTCCAGGATGGTTTCTTTTTCGTGTTCCGTTCGCGCGCTCATCATTGTTGATTAGAAGGGGATTTCGTCTTCTTCCGTCGGCGGTCCCGCCGTGGCGCTCATGTGGTTGTTGGCCGGCAGATCCGCCGGGCGCGGAGGCAGGGACGCGCT